ATTAGTCGTTCTCCCTTAGCACTACCTGTCCGTTCATCTTCCGCTTCCACTTGGAGTGCTTGCCGCATGGAAGTGGTGTCTTCGATTTCTTCAATCCCAAGAAAGACGATTTTTGACGCTTGGCTTTGCCCGCTGTCTGATGGTCGATCTTGGTCTTCGATGTTGCGCACGGCTTGCAAGTAAGGCGGATGTTGTCGTCCGTATCCGTTCCCCCCAGCTCCAACGCCCTGACGTGTTCGTAAATGAAGCCCCCAGTTCTTAATTTTGTTCCGCATTGCATACATTTGCCGTGTTCCCTCTCCCAGATTGCCAACTTCCTGCGGTTTGAAAGACTGCCGCGTTTGGTCGTTCCAACGTCTTCGATCATTGGTCTTTCCACTGTCTCAAGTCTTTTTGATCCATGACGTAGTTATCGCCATGGCCTAAATCTCTGATGTTCTTTGGCTGACAAAGCTCGATGCTAAAGGCATATCCCGGAAAGGTGACGGTGTTGCCGTCAACAATAGCCAAGGCGTAGCAATCAACGTCTTTGTTTTCCTTGAGCGTTTTGATCAATCTGCCATCTTTGTAATGCGTGGCTTTAATATCGATCCGCTTGCCATTTAAGATGCAGTCATATCCACCAGACTTAGGCGCTGGGGCTATGTCACAAAAGATGTTCCAGTATTTGCAAAAGGCAAACTCCGCCACCATTCCAAGCTCATCCATGTCCAATGGATTACCAGTCTTACGCACATCAACGACATTGTTTGCTTTGGCGACGATCGATCGAAGATTGGCAATCATCTTTGCCGTTGCCACCTCGGCGTCTGTTAGTGTGATTGTAAGTATCATTGCATCCCGCCTTCTTGCTCGTTTAACAACATGACTTTCTCAGTCACGTCTTTCATGTTTTCTAAAAACTCTTCTTCTTTCCATTCGGTCAGAACCAGAAGAGCCGTGCTTGCCGCCGCTGTTTCAGGCGTCATCTCGTCATTCATGGCGATGATGCAGAGCAGAGTTTCAATCACAAACTGGATCTTGCTTGCCGCTTCATTGCGCCAGAGGGGATGATCAATGCCGCCCCAGTCTGCGGTCAGACGCTCGACGATCTTGGCTTTTCTGTCGAACGAGCGAATCTTTCGTGAAGACGATCCCATAATGGCCCTCGCACCAGCTACAGTTAACGGATTTGGTAGGCTCCCCGCAGATGATCGCGGGACGATCCTCGATGATGTATCGACACTGGTTCGGACCAGCCTTCAGGAAAGGTATGCCCATGACCCCGTCCTTGGTTCGGATCGCGTCGAACTTCAGTATCGGTGGTTTTTTTACTTTTTTCTCAAGTTTCCTGTGGATAACTCCACCTATCCGTTCCACTTTGACAGGCTTCTTTTTGGGGACGGGCGGCGCAAATTTGCCCGTGACATCGGACATTCTGATCCCGTTCCGGTTCAGATAGCCAATGACGGCGTTGCGGGTCTTCTTCACCACCGCGCCAATCTCGGCCGCAGTCTTGCCCTCGGCGCACATCGCCTTGGCTATTTTGCCCTGCTGTTCAGTCCATCTCAGCTCTTGTATTCCGCCGCCCATATCTTCTCTCCCAACATCTGCTCCACTTCCCTGAGCAAATCTTCCTTGCTTGTCTCTGGCAAAACCTCGGTCGTGATGACATCGAGGGCCAGATTGAAAAACTTCTGGAAGGCATCCTGACCCATCGTCCCAAATGAAATGGAACTTACCTTGGTCAGCATCTGCCCGTCGTGGAACATCACCTCCTCGACGTAGCCAAGCCGGATCTTCAGCCACTCGACGAGCTGCTCGGCACGGACATAGTAAGGGTGGTTATCCACAACCTTTTGCATCAAAGCCCAAAATAATCGGTGTTGCTTTGGGCTACGGGTGCGGGAAACCTTCACTGTCAGATCCCGTCCTTCCGGAATTTCCAGTAATCTTTCCCGTTCCCATTCAGCCACGGGGACGAGCTTGTCCCCATGGCGCCGCATGATGATGGAGTCAGAAGCTGTCATCTTCCGTCTTCTTCGGCTGGGTTGCGTTCTTCACCCTGAGCTGAGCGTCTTGGAAAGCAGTGTCGATCGACTTCTTATGATCCTCGATCAGGTTTGCTTTCAGTGGTGCGTTCTTGGTTGCCCATGCGCGTAAGTCTTCCTTGCTTTCGCAATCATTCAGCTCACCAATCATCTGATCGTGGACTGCCGCGCTTGCTTCAGGATCATACTCATTGGCATTGGGCTTCTTTGCGGGCTTGGTGAAGGCGGCGGGTTGAAGCGTCTGCTTGGTTGCTTCATTGCCGTCATCATCTTCCTCGCCAGCGACTGCTACCATGGCGGCAAGAGCTTGGCGCTTGGCATAGGTAAGAGCCGCACCCATGTCCTGATGCTTGCCGATATTGCTGACCGGATAGGTTGACTCGATCCATTCCCCGCTTGTGTGAATGAGACGGGTATGGAGCAAGATTGCAGTATCAAGCGTGTTCGGTATCTGCATCACGGCGATGCCATGCTTGCCAAGGATCGGGCGAACGGCGTTCAGCACGTTTGCAAGATCCGCATACTTTGACTTGAAGTGCGGGTTTACTTTGTTCAGCGCCGGATTGGTCAGCTCGATCTGTGCCGCCGCCAGTGCTTTGGCCAACTGGCCGATGTTTTCAGACGTATTCATGTGTCATCCCTTCTTGATTGTGAGTGCGCCATTGCTTGCGCGTCGTGCGATAATTCCATGCCCACGAGCCTCAACAACATCAGGCTCGATCATCTTCTTCAGCCCGTCCTTGGCTTTATCAAACCGTCCCGCCGCATCCATGTTCATAATGAAGTCAGATGCGAAAGACGCCCAATGATTGTTGCCCTCAAAGTTAACAACCTTTTCAACAGGCCCAGTGTATTTACCCTTAACCACAACTGGTTCGATGCCGTTCTGGACGCAGTCCCAGAAGTTCTTTTCAGCCTCGATCAACTCTTCACCAAACTCTTCATCATAGGGAATATCGAACGATTCCCAATGGTGATTGCCAAAGAAGACTGACAAGGTGGACATCTTTGTGCCTGTCACAATCATATTGTGATGCAGTTGCGGAGCGTATTTGCTTATGACTTCGTTTGCCTTGGCAAAAGCCATGACATGCTTGGCTTCCCACAGCGTTTTCCCCCCGTCCGTCATGCCATCAAGGGTGCAGAGCATGAAGGGATGATCAAGGCAGATCCGCTGATCCCCTGCATCTGTCACGATGCGATTTGTTTTCCGCTGGAACCAGATGCGATTGAAGGGTTCTGTCCAATTACCCATCTGCACGATAAGAACGTCGGACAAGTCTTCATGTTCCCTCTCGCCGCGCTTTTCCAGCCAGAGGTTCATAATCTTCTGATCATCACCACCCATGATTATGTTGGCATCAGACCCGCCAATGCCCTGCTTTCTGAATAATTTCTGTTCTTCGGTAAGCATTATTAGTTTCTCCCCAAATTATTATGGTCCTGATACGGGTCATCCCGATCGTGGAAATCCCGTAGTATGGGTTCCGGCTTTCTTTCTTCCATAAGGCGACGCACATCCTTCCAATGTCTGACAAGCCCGGTATAAAGGATTGCCAGAGAGATGCCTGCCGCAAGTATCCATAACGCCTGCTCATGCCCTTCAATAATTTCATTCATTGATCTTTCGCCTCAAGGAAATGCTTCAAAGCGTTATTCAGTTTTTCACGCACAACCGACGGTCTGCCACGGATCATCAGAACGCACTCTTCATGGATTGGTAGCGTTCCTTCACGCGGAGCTGTATCAATCAGAAGGTGGATCATGGTCTTGTCGCTGTTTGGATTGTATGCCGCAACAATCTGTAAATCATTGATGTCATTGAAAAAAGTAGTAGCCATTGGTATAGTCTCCCTGTGATTCGGTGAGGATAAGCTATGTCATTAAAAAGATTTTATCAAGATAATATTGACACGAAAAATAAAAAGAATAGATTTAATGTGTCTCCGGTCGAGGAGCGAACATTGGGGGGCATTGTTTTCGCTTCCAAGAAGGAGATGAAAAGGTATGCGGAACTTCGGCTGTTGGAACGAGCAGGGGAGGTGCAAGACTTGGAACTTCAGCCGGAGTTTCGCGTATCAATTAACGGGGAACACTACTGCACATACACCGCTGACTTTGCCTATACAGAGAAGGGCCAGAGGGTGATTGAGGAATTGAAGTCAACAGGCACTGCCAAGGATGCGGCATATAGATTGCGCAAGAAGGCGGCTGAACTGTTTTACGGGATCAAGGTGAAGGTGATTATCAAATGACTGCGCTTAACGATCTATCTCACAAAGAATG